TGGACCTTAAGAACATTTTCGACTTGACTAATCAGTTGGTTTATGTTAAACTATTGATTGTCAAAAAATTACAACAGATACGTGGCACCCACAAGTTCTTCAAGACCTCCGATGGTTACCAAGTCGCGGGCGATGAGGGTTATGTGGCCGTCGATCACTTGGGCAATGCCGTGAAACTGGTCGACAGACTTTCCTTCTCGCACCAGAACTTTACCGCCTCAAAGAACTGGACGGAGTAGCCATGAAACACGGTGGCTGCGACAAGACACAAGAGATGATCGACGATTGGAACGAGCAGACTAAATACCTTCAACCACTTCCTCACATTATGGAGTCATTATGGACAAGCGAGACCTCGTCATTAGTGCCATCACCGGATACACTTTCAAACAAATAGCCCCCTGGGTGAACAGTCTCGACCGCTCGGGTTTCACGGGCATGAAGGCGGTCGTCTGTTACAATGTGGACTTTGCAACCACCCAAGAATTGCTCAATCGCGGCTACGCAATCCTGGCGTTTCAGAAAGACCCTATCACGGGCAACCTCACCTACCCCAATCCTAATTTCTCTGTCGTGGTCGAACGGTTCCTGCACTATTGGGTGATGTTGAATACTACCCAGAACGCGGAGAAGATTCGCTATGTGTTGGCGACCGATGCCAAGGACGTTATCTTTCAACGAAACCCCTCAGACTTTCTCGATCTCTTCACCGACCACGAAGGCATTGTGGCTTCCTCCGAAGGTATCCAGTACCTCAACGAACCCTGGGCCGTCAACAACCTCACTCAATCGTTCGGTTCGGTTATGTATGAAAATCACAAGAACAATACCATTATCAACTGTGGTGTTCTTGCGGGGACCTTTGAAGTATTCATGGGGCTCTGCAAGACCATCTATTTGCTATCCGCAGGCACCATTCAGCATGTCCCTGGAGGTGGGGGACCCGATCAAGCGGCCCTCAATTTGCTCATGGCGACCGAAGCGTATCGAAAGCACATGCAACTGATGACTCACGAGGATGCTTGGGCTGCACAACTCGGTACCACGATGGACCCGAATAAAATACGAGCGTTTCTTCCGCATATCCTCGAACCCGTGCCTGTGTTTGACGCTGAAAGAGGACTTGTAGTGAACCTCAGAGGGGAACCTTATACGATTGTTCACCAGTGGGACCGAGTGCCAGAGGTTCGTGCAGCCGTTGAAAGACTTTATAGATGATCAAGCCTTTTTTGATGTGCGAGTTTGGCATAATCTATCATGGTGATAGCTTTGATGTGCTAAAGGCGCAGGACGCCAACTCCATCGACGCTGTGGTCACTGATCCTCCCTATGGGTTGACGAACGCTCGACCACAGGTGTTCAAGTCTGTCAGAGACCCTAGTGTGAACAAAGGTTCCAAGGGTTTCATGGGTATGGAGTGGGACCACGGGGTTCCTGGACCGGATTATTGGAAAGAGGTGTTTCGAGTTGCCAAACCCGGAGCCCACATGCTCGCGTTTGGTGGTACGCGAACGTATCACCGACTTGCGTGTGCGATTGAGGATGCTGGATGGGAGATTCGAGATTGTATCATGTGGGTCTATGGGTCTGGATTTCCAAAGTCATTGGACATTGGGAAAGCGATTGACAAGTCAGCGGGAGCAGCACGGTCCGTCACAGGATCACGAAGAGGTAATGTAGGTATCCAAGGTGGAAATTTTGGACGCTCCGAGGAATCGGGAATCATATTGCAATATGATGAACCTGTCACTGAGAATGCGAAGGTATGGAATGGATGGGGCACCGCACTGAAACCAGCGTGGGAGCCAATTCTCGTATGTCGCAAACCTGTTGAGGGTTCTGTGACTTCCAACGTATTGAAATATGGCACCGGTGGAATCAATGTTGATGGCTCTCGGGTAGGTACCGAAGGTGGCACTGAGAGTGTCGGAGACCCCAATTACAAGAATCAAGTCTATGGTAAAGGTATGGGTGGATTAGATATTGTGGATGGAAAGAAAGGTCGCTGGCCAGCAAACTTGATCCATGACGGTAGCGAAGAGGTTGAGAAGTTGTTTCCTGAGTGTAAGACAACGTGGGTGTCGGAAACCCACCAAAATAACAGGGATGGAGAATTTCTGGGTGAGCTAGGACACCCAGGAAACCAGGGTTTCAACGATTCTGGCTCTGCCTCCAGGTTCTTCTATTGCGCCAAAGCTTCTACAGAGGAACGGGGAGAGTACAACGACCACCCTACTGTCAAGCCCCAGGCCCTCATGGAGTACCTCTGTAAGCTCATTACACCCCCTGGTGGGGTAGTTTTGGACCCCTTCATGGGTTCCGGTAGTACCTGTCTGGCAGCTAAAGAGACCCATTTCAAATTTATGGGCATTGATAAGACCGATAAGTATTGTGAGATAGCAAAGAAACGATTGACCATCTCAGAGGGGATATTTGGACTATGACAACCGCTGAATCACCAGAGGCACCAAAAGAACAGGGGTATGTGGTTCCTGTGACCGTTCAACACAAACCACGGAAGTTCCTGTTCGTTGTTCATCGGTACGCACCGTTCCCAGGTGGCTCCGAGAACTACGTCAAGGACATGGCCGAGGAAACTGCTTCGCGTGGCCACAAAGTTGCTGTGTTCGCTGGTGAACACATGGGCGATTATCATGGCATTCGGGTATCCTCAGAAACCAAAATTCTCACCGAACCCTGGGACCTTATTATTGTCCACGGGGGCGACGTGTCCGTTCAGAATTTCGTATTGAAACATGCTGACAAGCTCGGTGGACCGGTGTTGTATATGTTGATTCTCCCCTCGAATTCCGTCGAATGTGTCAGTGCGCTTCATCGCGTATCCTATATCGGTTGCAGCACGATTGCTGATTGGAGACACGTTGACGCATACAAAGCACAGAGCAGAGCGGTACGGGTGCGACATGGAATCAACCTCGATAGCACGTTGGGCTACCCGGGGTTCCGCAAGCGTCACGGTATCACGACACGATTTATGTTTTTGTCGTCCGGTGGCTTCTGGCCCAATAAGGCATTTGGAGAACTGGTAGAGATTTTCAAAAATAATCACCGCGACGATACAACTCTGGTACTCACGGGTTATGACAATCGCCACGGCATCATGCCGCCCGATGAAGAATTTGTGCGTTCGTTCCTTCTAGAGGACCGCGCGGAAATGTTGTCAGCCCTCATGGACGCGGACCTCTACATACTCAATAGTACGTCAGAGGGATTTGGATTAGTGTTGCTGGAATCCATGATCAACATGACCCCTTGGGCAGCACGAAACATCGCCGGCGCCGAGTTGATGCGTGAATATGGTTTCACATACAATAAACCCGATGAATTGTTCGCATACCTCCATTCCTTTATGGGAGCGGGCGGCGCCTCCGAGCACCTACTCCAGGCGCAACGATATGTGATTGCCACACACCTGATCAAGCACACGGTCGACGATATACTGAGGGTGGGACTATGAATTGTACTTTCGGCATTGTCACGGATCACAAGTACCCCGACCGACTGCGAGAAATCTTTCAGTCGATTCGTGCGCTCCAGGTACCCAACTACGAGATTTTGGTCGTTGGAGGCACCATCGAGGATCGGTTCACTGACCCCGACGTTCGCTACGTACCGTTCAACGAACACGCAAAGCCGATGTGGGTGACCCGCAAAAAGAATTTGCTGGACCAAGAGTGCCAGCATGAAAATCTTGTGGTGATGCACGACTACTATGTGTTTCAGCCTGATTGGTACACGAATTTTGAGGAGTTTGGTAGCGATTGGGAGGTCTGTTCGACCGCACAGCTACTCATCGGTGGCAAGAGACACTTCACCGATTGGGTCGTCTGGGACTCAGCAATTTATCCACGATACTATTCACTCCCCTATGACGATTGGACGCACACCAAGCACATGTACCAATCAGGTGGCTACATGCTGGTCAAGAAAGGTGTGCTGAAACGATTCCCCATGAATGAGGCGAAGGGATGGGGCACGGGCGAGGACGTGGAGTGGAGCCTGCAGATGCGCGAACATTTGCTTTGGAAGTGTAACGGAAAGAGCGTGGTCAAGCATAACAAGTATCACCGGGATGAAGGTAACAACCAGTTCCCGTTACCCTTCGTTGATAAAACAGCAACCCCTCCTCCCCCATCGGAGTTCATTGTTTATGATACCATGCCAACGAAAGTG